ACGAGTAAGATATTTCTCTACTCGTTCTGTTGGTAATGTAAAATGTTTGGGAATTGTAAAATCTTTTTTTTGTTTTTTTAAAGAAAAAAATGTTTCAATATCGTTTATTGTTTTTTCTTGTTGCAGTGTGCCTCGAGCATCACAAGATGCATGAAAGCAATGCCATGATAATTTACCATTTTCATTTTTAAGAATAAATGAATTATGGTGATAACAAAATGGGCAATCCATTCTTGTATCTGTTTCACCAATAATGCCTAATGATTTAATTACAGCTAGTTGTTCTTTATAATGCATGGAAAAAAGTCTCTATCATAAATTTTGAAAATTGTCAAGGAAATAATGTCATACACCCCACCCTACGTATATGACGTTGTTGCCATCCTCCTAATAGAACATTCCCCTACTACCACATAAAAAAATATTCCACAGTGCACTAGTCAACCCCAAACTTAAACTTACGTTAGTACCAAAGGGTTTCTGGAATCTACCTAGGACTCTTACAACAGCCAACCACCTACAAGTCAATCACCGACAGGTTTGGTACTAACATAAATTTGGGTAG